GCAACTACGTTCTGGCTACCATCTGCAGCATTCTGAACAGAGATTTTATACTTACCAGTTGCACTAACTTTACCAAGTGCAGTACCTACAACATACGATTTTTGAGCAGCTTCATTCACGGTAACAACTTCATGGAACAGAGCAGTGTTGTCACTATCGCTAGTTTTCACTAGATTGGAATAGTGGTTGTAATCAGTGCCAATAACGGCCATAATGAATTTCCTTTATTTGATGTTAAATTTTTGACGAAGAATACGCTCTTCGGCAGTCATAGTGACTTTGTTTTCATCAGCTTCAGCAGATACACCTTTTTCAGTGAACATATCGCTTTTGGCTTCTTTTTCAATGGAAAGGCTTAGGGCATTTACTACTGTATCAAACGCACCATCTTCCAGTTCTTTTACTGCTTCAAATGTGGCATCAGCTTTAGCTTCACCAACAATATCTACAATTAGTTGTTTACGCACTGCTAGTTTGTCAGCCAACTGTTTATCTGCTAATTCCTTAGCAGTAGCTTCCAGTTTCTGTGCATGTTCAATTGCCATCGAAAGTGCCTCTTCTACCGAAGCCTTTTCAGCTACAATTGCATCCAATTTAGCTACAACATCTGCGAGTTCCAATTCTTTAGCGGTGAATTGTTCTTGCATTGTTGCCAGTTGTGCTTTAACATCTTCAAATGCAGCCATATCAACATTGACTGCCTCTGTAATGCCAAGCTGTTTCTTTAGTTTTTCCAGCATGTTTTACATTGCTCCTGATTGTTTTACTTTATGTTTCGCAGCAACGTAAGCTGCAAACTCTGATTGGGTCATAATTGAATTGACCAATCCAATTTCTAATGCTTCATCTGCATCGAATGTTTCAGCATTCAAATCTTTAATAGATTGAATAGATAAACCTGTGTGCTTACTTACGTGACTAACAAATTGGTCATTCGCTTTGTTCACATCTTTCTGAATCTTGGCTAAGAACTCTGGCTTAAATGAACCATCTTCTTGAAACGGAACCTTTGCACTTCCAGATGTAATGTAAATACGCTTAATACCAGCGTCAGTCATTGCTTTAGAGAAATCAGTAAGGGCTACTACACACCCAACACTACCTGTGATAGCATCAGGGTTGGAAACCACTTCATCACACATGCAAGCTAAAGCGTATGCTGCAGAACAGGCCATCTCTTGAACGTATGCAACAAGTTCAATATTGTTTTCATCACATACTTTACGGATTTCAGCAGCAATTTCCCATATATGACTTGCCTGTCCTCCGGGGGAGTTAAATTCCATTACAATAGTTTTAACCCCAGCTTCTGCCATTTGTTCTACTTGGGAAAGTAGGCCAGTGTAGGAACAACCTTGCACTTCACCGCACATGCCAACTACAGGTTGGAAAGTCAATGCACCGTTTACATGGATATAACCAAGACCATTTACGATATTTGATGTTTCCTCTTGATCTTCATCTTCTTCCATGTTATCTTCAATGTCATCAAGCAATCCAAGATTGCGATGATCCAGATATGTCAATAGATGATCTAATGTGGATGGAAGGAGTAAATGTGGAAGGTTGTAAGCAGATTGAGTGAGCCTTAGCAGGCTTTGTTTCTTTGCCATGTAAGGCTCCTTAGTCATTTTCTAAATTACTAACACTGTCATCATCTTCAGATGCAGAATTGGAAGTTCCAGATAATCCACCTGTTGCAGAAGCATAACCTTCACCAGAATTAGACTTGTAACCAGTCATGATTGTTTCATCAATAGGTTCATCTAATGGACGTTCTGGTACACCCATTCTGCGATTGATTAGATTCAGAACAGGTCTGGTTTTTTCTACCAAGCCAACAGCAGATACTCGCTGTAAAAACTTTCCAAAGTCATCAATATTCTGTTCATCGAAATCAGAGAATTTAATCTTTGGTAGTTCAGTGTCAGTCCATCCATTCATTGCAAACAACGAAGGGATAAGATCATCGTTAATTACAGCAGCAATCTCTTTCAAGCGATATGAAAGGTGCAATGCCATAATGTTAGTTCTACCCTCTGACACAGAGTAATTATCGGCAGCGTTACCAGTGAGATATAGTTGTGAACACAACATTGCATTCAGAATATCCTCTTGTAGTTTTCTACAAATTTGAGGAACATCATATGCTTTACCACCTTTGGATTCTAACAATTCAAATTTGAAGATTGGTTGCTTAGATTCTGGATCATACATCAGTGGCATTACTACAGCAGACTGAGCACCGGAATTGATATTCTCACCAATTGTTTTGAAACTAGCTGCTACAGCCTTTTCTTCAGGGGAAGCATTTGGGTCAAGATAGCGAGGGTGAATACCAAAGCAAGGTAGACCACCAAGGTCACGAGCAATACCAATAGATGTCTGATTCTGTAGCAACTCAAGACGTTTGTATGAGGTGTAAGCACCTTTTAGAATACTACGCCCTTCTGGATTCTCTTTTGTACTGTCGCAAGTAAACAAAAGGAATTTACTACGTGGGATTGTAATCTTACTTGTACCGTTAGTTAGAAGTGTATACTTTGCTGTATTTTTTACATTAGTTAAAGATTGTTCTACACCAATCAGGTCACGACCATCATCTGAGAATAACCAATTGGAAATTGTAGATTGACTGCGAACTGGTAGTTTACGTAACCCAACCATACCGTCATTAAATTTACTACCATTGGTACGTAAACGTCTACGGAATACTTTTTCATGGATTGCAAAACCGTATTCAAGGTAACTTGTTACTTCAGTAATGAAGCTACCCCAAGAATGTTCCATGTCGTCAAAACATGTTTGAACAAACTTAGCACGTTCTTTCATTTCTTCAGAAGCACCAACAGGGGCTTCTACGTTCCAGTCAACCCTGCCAATTAAGGTCTTGTATGCTAACAAGGCAGATGCTACTGTGGCGTCATTCTTCATTTCATTCACTACTTTAGTGAATTGAGGGAACTGGAATAGACGGTTTGCTTCTTCTAGGATTTGTTTGTTGCTTACTGTAAGCCCTGTTGTACCAGATTCACTAAGTTTAATTCTTGGAACCACAGCACCTTCATCGGCTTGCAGATATTGTTGATTTAATTCTTCTGCCATATATTTAGGCTCCTTTGTTAAAACATAATACAATAAAACCCTTATTTGTCAATAGCAGATAAGGGTTGTACTGTATTAGATGGTTAATTACCAATTAATTAAGTTGTTGTACAACACTTGGTTTAGAGTAATCAGGGATTACAAATGTTGGTATTTGGATTGATTTTGCAATCATGTTGAAAGCATCAGATGTTGCGTCGACTTGCATTGTGTTAAGAGGCACCCGACAGTGCCCCCCATTAATTATCTGGAAAGATTACGATGGTAATCTGCTAACTTTGATTTTGCTCCAGCACTTTTATTGATAGAATCTTCAACAAAACTGCAAGCTTCTCTACAGTAGATATTATTACCCGGTAACTTCATGTCTTTGTCAAGATTGAATTTTTCTTTACCTTCCCTTTGACCTAGAAGCCATTTCTCAAAATTTTCAAGAGAGGGTAAATCGTTAAGAAAATTGGCAAAGCAGAGCCATCTGTTATCGACTCTTGTCCCCCATTTGAAATAACCCCTTGTGTCTTTTTCACAATAACACCTTTTTAGCATATTCTGCCAAAGCTGTTTTGCCTGTTTCCAGTAGTGGACTTTTTCAAATTCTCCGTAATATCCGTGACCATACACGGATACACTGTATAAGTCACGGACTTTGCCTACTCTTACATTGTCAATGTTTGCTGACCTAGTGTATCCAGTTTCAACAAATTGTACAATGCAGTGTTTACCTCTTCTCAACAGAATGTTAAATTCAAGACCTGAATTACTGATATATTTTTCCATTTATAAAGATTCCTTTATAGTTAATTAATGCTGTATGTCACCATACAGTTCAGACTATCTCTTATGTAGTAAATACCACACCCCACCACTTCGCTACTCTTGTAGCTACGGACTTTCGCCCTAGTCGTTACACCTTCTGATGTATTATATCAGTTTGGCTCGGTATTGTCTATTGAATTCTCAATAGGTTTTCACCGAATTCGATGGGTTTATAGACGACCTATTTGTTAATCGTCTTTTTGATTCCTATTATTGGGAATAAAATTTTCTAGCTCAGAAATAAAAGATTCATTCCACTCACCTTTCACAAGATGTACACAACCCGCTTCTGCAACAGAAGCAAACGGTAAGAACCTGTTCAACTTACCACTGTGTCCAGACATTTTACTGCTTCTAACTGTAATACCATGTTCAGCTAATGTACG